ATATCCAAATGATACTCCTATTATTAGGAACTTGACTGAGGTCTTGAAACAATTGCTGCTGCCATCCATCACGAGGTACTAAATTTTCTTTTTCTACACGTGACTCCTCAACAGCGCGTATATAACTATGAATAAATCGAGGATACATGGCGCACGCCTTCGTGTGCTCTTCCATTAATTCCAAACCACGCTTTCCTTCTTTAATGGACTCTTTCAAAAGATTTAAATCGTTTCTAACTAATATTTAGTTTATTAAAATCTCGGATAATCTATGATTACCCGGAAAAAATTTGGGCACGTACCTGCCTTATGCTGCAGTACACCGAATTCTTGAAAGTTTCCATCCTTTTTACAATATGTCTGATTAGCCAACGGAGTTGAGTTCTGATATTCTTGATCAAGGTGAGCCCTTCCACCAACCATTTGTTTAACTTGATTAAATCGTAACCTCTTTTTAAACTGGACATAACCCTGTATATGCGGCGTCCCTGTTTCTCCAACTTCCAAGCCAAACACCAAATAGTTACAATGTCCTTGACTAAAAATAAATTCCAATTTTTCAACGTCAATGTCTGAATAATTGTTGATAGTAAAGGCCCAATTTTTTGCAGCATTATTTCTTTCAGGTGGCATATCAATTGTAAGTTTTAAGCTTATTAGTCAATAGATATGATCTCTAGAAAGTATCTAAAACGTCGCCGTATTTATACTTTCTCGGGAATTAAATTTTGATCTCCGCAACTCCGACTCCGCTCAAATTTTAATTTATGACTCATGGCCTAGAACGTTCTAGAACTTGTGCCATGTGTCAAAGTGGGGGTAATACTCGAACCCCACTTTGACTAACTTTGGCACACTCGGAGATTATCACACTCTCGCGGCGTTTTTGGGGGAAAAACAATCAGGTCGGTTCGTAGCGTAGGATTAGAACCCGCAGATGTGAATTTCTGGGGGGGCCCCGGCACCCCTCCCAAAATTCTCATTGCTCGACTTTTAAGTGTATAATAATTTATTAAGGAAACACACCAATATCAGTTTGTATCTGAATAGCACCAGTATACTTACCCTGTGGTTTTGTTATCATACGAGCCCAAATATCAAATTGGTTCTCTACTCCCAATGAAACAGAAGTAGTATCGCTACCTATAACTTTCTCCAAATGAAAAACACGACAAAACCCTTTACGTGGATTATAAGCTTGAGTTAAACTAGTTGAAGCATTAAAATCTTCCAATAATAATTTAATAAAATAAGAAAAGTCCAATTTATACTTCTGAGTCAATACAGAAGTTTTAATACTACCAGGATTCATTCTAATCTTGGTGCTCTTAATACAATTAAACAATTCATAAGGTTTAGGAGGTTCACTAGGCTTACTAAAAGCACTATTAGCAGCTATTGTTTGAATATACTCTCCATCTGCTTGAGCATCCAAAACACCAGTAGATTTAGTAAATGAGTCATACAAAACTACATCATTGCTTGCTGATGCGCCTGTACCTACACAACTTAAACCAGATTTAAATGATCTACTCCACATATTATTCCCTTTCAAATGATATAAAAACCCAGTTAACGGAACATTATCAACATCATCAGCTTCATCATTACCAACAGTGTTAATAGTACGATTCTGTATTTTTAAAGCACTCTTAACATTGACTTCAAACTGAGCAGTAACCAAATCTTTCAATATAGGTTCATTATAAGAACCACCTTGAGGCTTATAATAAATCTTATGGAATCTTAAATTCTTCATAACAGTAGGATTAATAGTTTCAGTTAAAGCTGTATACAACTTCATAGCTATTACCTCCCAAGTATTGCCAGCAACAACAGCAACTGTTGCATTAGACATTGCGTTGCTTGTATAATTAGGAAAATAAGATATATCAATCACATCTCCAACAGATAAATTATAAGGATCACCAGTTACAACATCTGTAAACGACATTATTTGCTTCTTAGAAAATAACTGTTTAATAATTGCTCTACACAAACACAACAATACCGTACGAGTAGGCATACTATTATGACCAACTTGAATACTTTCATATTTGTCAGCAGTATCTGTCTTAGTAGTCCAACGTAACTCCGAAGTTACATGAACACCATGACTTTGTAAACCCAAACGAGTAGATCTCGTCTTTCCTCTTTTCTTACCTTTCCTTACCTTATAAGACATTTTTTTTGAAGTTCTCTTACGAGGTCGAACTTTACCAGCTAAATAACCACTCTGAGCTCTTACACGACGCGTCATTTGCTGAGTAGGATTGCTAGTTTGAGTTTGAGTACCGCTAGAACTAAAACCTCCACTCAAAGCATTAATTACTGAACTACCTATCTGACTACCAATACTCTTAGCCATAGCACCAGCAAGAGGTGTCACCAACTGCGAAATAAAAGGATTCTGATTTCCACGCTTGGGAGTAGGAGAATAAGGACTACTAAAAGAATATGATCGCTTAGACATTTTATTTTTTTTTTAAATGACGCGTATATCCCATCTATCCGCGCTTAACATTTGTGTCGCGGGATGAAAATTCGCGAAAACAACAACATGAGGAACATTAAATCTAACCAACCTACTTTCGTACTTTGTTGAATAAAATTGTCCATTCTTAAAAGATTCCATGACATCATACTGAACTATATCTTGCTTCATACGCGCTAAATCGAAGAACACGACTGGTTCGTATTCGTACCCGTAGTAAATGTCCGCGGCTTTTCCGCCGGTAACATAATAGTTTTTTCCTGGGTAATTTCTGGCAAAATAACTTTTCCCTTTATTGCCATCAGCATCAAATATCCAAATGATACTCCTATTATTAGGAACTTGACTGAGGTCTTGAAACAATTGCTGCTGCCATCCATCACGAGGTACTAAATTTTCTTTTTCTACACGTGACTCCTCAACAGCGCGTAT